CAGCTATTATCGAGTATTTGAGAGATATTTTGTCTCTCACAATGGCGTATTTACGCCCTAGTATCCTTTAGATAAGATGTGATGGGCGTTTCGACGCCCACATTCCTTACATAAGAGTATTAGATTCGATGGAGAAATCCTTAACCAAGTATGCAAGAATTAGACTAACTTGCACCCCACTTAAATCAGATTTGATTGATCTGAGCTTCAAATGAAGTGTTATGTAGTAGTAATGAAGTTGTTAATCACCAACTAATGATTTATTTACACACCGTGGTGGAGACAGACCACCTATTACTTTAAAGAGGTTAACACCCGCTAATTATAGATAACCTATATGTTAGTAGTTATAGATACATATACATATATATAATAAATAAACCTATAAAAATCAAAAGATGAGTCGAAAGACCAACATAAAGAAATAAAGAGGTGGAGATCCGCGAATAGGCAGTAGGACTGCAATTAGATCGCGTGCGTAGATAAGAGTTATTCACGGCAAATTAATTATGTGCCCAAATTGATGAACAGTGGAATTGATTCAATTTGGCTGCTGTAGGCAGTGACTGTAACAGCAGAATAACATTATGCAATTTAGCAGCTTACGTTGTCCCATGTAAGTTGACCTTTGATCAGAGGTATGTCGCAAGACAAAGAGGAAGCCCAGGTGATGCGGGTTAAGTAGTCAGATGTGGAAATCCAGGCGCATGAACCTCCCTAATATATGGATTAATATATTGAAACAGCAACAGTGAGTTTTGCCGATGTAACATTCCGGACCTCACACAAATTACCCTAAATATGAAACATTACCAAATACGTTTTTCAATTCTATTGAAACCTAATTTTCCAAAATGTGTAATATACGAGATAAACAAGAATTAGAAGGAAAGAAGGGGGTTTCGATGGAAGGAGAAACCGTGGTGATGGAACAACAGGATGGTTTGGCCAGGCTTTCGAAGCTAATGCCAACCATTCACCAATTGAAAGGGATGGCTGGAAATGTCGTATCAGACGACATTATTCGAGATGTGGAAGGAGCAATATTGCTAGTGACGAATTTGTCACAACAAACAACAGCTCTAGGAGCAATGTCAGCGATTGGATTGTACGTAAGAGCGTACGCTTCAACGTCTGTGAGCAAAGTGGTCATGGATTATATCACGGAGCTATTTCTGGAGGAACAGTCGAGCTTTGAAGCAGCTGAAGTACCCAAATGGCTTGAGTGTTTGAAATCTGTGAGATCCAATTGGCAATTGGCACGTTCGAACAAAGCATTTGCCCAGATATCCAAACTCCTTGGAGTTTTGGTGTGCATGGGAGTATGCAAAGCGTCGGATGTTGATTTCAAGATTGGACCCTTCCGAGTTTTTGAAACAAAGATCTTGGAACGCCACATGACAGCAACAGATTTTGGAGATGCAGTTTGCGACACTGTGATATTCTTTGCAGAAGGAATTTACATGTGTTTGAAGACTGGATCTTTGAAGCCATTGTTGTTAAATGACTGGTCGGCAACACAATTAGATGACGAGTACTTCGAGGTATTGGCTATGTGGGATTTAGTTCAGAATGGCAATCTTGAGAAAGTAATGGAGAAATCGGATCATGAATTCGATTCAAAATTGCAGAAGTTATCTGAAAATTTGCGCCAGTTGTCATTGACGTTGACTGGGCTAGATAAGAAATTGGTATTGGACAAATTTGAGAAGGTCAATAGAGTTCGAAACGATTTCGTAACAGCTAAATTGGCAAGTGGTATAAGGAAGGCTCCCTTTGGATTAGAGTTCTTTGGAAAAAGCAATCAAGGGAAAACCACTTGTGCAGATCAGGTTATTGATGTATTGTTGTCAAGCCAGAATCTGCCAATGGAGAAGGAATACCGTATGTCGGTGAACGCAGGAGATCAGTATTTATCAGGATGGAAAACTGATAAGTTGGTGATGACATTAGATGATTTTAGTAATGAGAAATCCTCTTTTGTAAAAACACCTCCAACAAAGATGCTGATTGATGTCATGAACAATGACCCGTTTATCGCAAATATGGCGGACCTAGCCAGCAAAGGCAGGGTGTTTGTGGAACCGGAGGTAGTAGCAGTCACAACGAACAAGAAGGATTTGGATGCTGGAGTTTACTCCAATTGTCCTTATTCCATTCAGAGGCGTGTGATATGTATCACAGTTGAAGCCAAACCGGAGTTCCAGAAACAAGTTGGAAATTCATATGCAGGTTTAGATTCTCAGTTAGTGCATGATTTTTACACCGATCCAGAAACTGGAAAGCAAATAGAAAGAGCATTCGATGATGTGTGGAACATCACGATAGAAGAGGCTATTCAACCAGAAAAGTTATCGGTGGTTGCTCATTATGCACCAGTCCATTGGGCTGGAATCAACATGATAAATGTTAATATGGCCACGGCGATTAATTATCTTGTCCATAGATTTGATCACCATAGGCAAATGCAAACAGCTATCGTGGAGAACAAGAACAATCGTGTGAAGAATAAGATCAAACGGTGTACTGTCCCTGGATGTAGACAGGTAAGGGCAAACTGTATTGAGCATCCTTTGCACGATACTTCATATGAAGAGGATGATGTGTGTCGACCATGTGATGAGGTTTCATACGAGGATGATGAGAGTCACCCAAGTGATGAGATAGAACCACGGGATTTTGAAGCTGAGAATGACTGTGTCAATTCTGAGGGTTTAGAATATAGTGACGCAGGGAGTATAGAAGACACTCCCTTGGAACCTCATTTTGGATTTCACACTTACATGGCAGGAAAACGCTTGTTGCGGCAAGCAAGGAGGGTTATGGCCCCTGCAGCAGATGAGTTGGATTTGAAAGCTGCGAAAGCCATGTACGAATATGGATCTGAGTTCCTAGAAAATTGGAATTGGGTTCAGTTCGTACCCACACCATGCATAAAACATCCATGGATACAACGTTTTATTAAGATAGTTGGCAAAGATACTGTCTTGGAGCGTTGCAAAGAGGAGACATCGAAGATGATGTATACGTGGCTAATTGGCAACGTAACATTGTTTGCAATGTTGCCATGGAGAATAGTTGTGGCAATGACTCCTTTGTTATTCATGTGGGTTCTTTATTCATTGAAGGACCAAACAGAGCGTGTGGAAAATGAATTGTTGGATGAGTTGGACAAGAAGTCCCTCAAGATTGAAACCATTACCAGTCGTGTTAAAGCGAAGCACCTGCAATTATTTGTAAAGGCTTCAATTGGTGCAGCTGGTATTTATGCGTTGGTACGAGTGTATCAAGCTTGGAAAAGATCTCAAGAGGAACAAGGATCGCTGGACCCAACAACACAGGACGAAATCGACCAGCGAGATTCAGAGAAGGATGAATGGGCAGAGGTATATAAACGACCACTGCCAGCGTCATCAGAATCAAGATGCATCACGTATGATAGATTTGCCAAGAAATTGAACAAGAACCTTGTCTATGCGTCCATAGAAAGAGAGGACGGGAAGACTGGGTGTGCGAATTTCTTGTTTTTGAAATCAAATGTTGTGGTGGTACCTCATCATTATTTCAAAATATGCGGTGATGAATTTAACGTTCTGTGTGGAAAGGAGAAACCAGATACATGTGGAGGTAGATTTAGAACTCATATTTCCATACATGCATCTGCGTTGATAGAAGGAACGGACCTGAGACTATGCTACAGTCCTACGGGTGGATCGTATGCAGACTTGACAAAGTATTTGCCATTGGAGGAATTGCAAGCAATGTCATTTAAGATGCATTACCGCCAAAAGGATGGAACAATGGTCGTTGGATCGGGCCGCACAAAACCAGGTAGTGTGTTGACATATGATAAATTTGTCGGAGGAACATTTGATAATTTGTCGTTCAATACATTCAAGGGATTGTGTGGAGCCACTTTGGTGGCTCACTATGCTGCCCCAATGATAATTGGTTGTCATGTAGGAGGAGTCTCAGATACACCACAAGGAGGATATTGTTCATTAACGCAAGGAAAAGTGAACAAAGCTTTGGAGATCCTGGAAGAGTGCGAAGGTGTGCTTGTTTCAGGAGCGGAAAGTGAATTCAAAACAGATGTTATGGGCAAGCAATTGTTCATACAAGCTGGGTTGCACAAGAAAAGTGCTTTGAATTACATGCCAAAGCAGACTCAAGTGGAGTATTATGGTGAAGTTGTCGGAACTGAGGAAACGTCAAAATCAGATGTGATAGTTAGTCCTATCAGTGAAAGCGTACTGAATCATTGCGACATGCCCAACGTGTACCGTCCACCTAAGATGTCACCGAAATGGTGGGGATATCAGCAGTGGGCGAGGAAAGTTGCTATGCCAGCGCGCAGTGTGCCACATTCTACATTGATTATGGCGGTAAAGGACTATAAGTCCGCGGTATTACCTCTATTTGAAATGGATATGTGGAAGGACACGCGACCATTAACCGACAGAGAGACGATCAATGGTATACCTGGAAAGCGTTTTATTGATGCCATGAAGTTGAATACTTCTTCGGGAGTTCAATTTGGAGGCAAAAAGTCTAAGTATATCATTGAGGACGAACCAGACGAGCAAGGTTTAAACCGCAGGTTTTTACCAGAGATTGAGACGGAGATTAAACGAGTTGAGGCTTTGTATTCCCAAGGAAAGAGAGCTTATTGTGTAGCCAAAGTTTGCAAGAAGGATGAAATCCTAGCAAAGGAGAAATGCCGTATGTTTTATGGTAATTCTTTGGTATTGACATACATGATTCGCAAATATTTCTTGCCCGTGATGAGAGTACTCCAAATGCACCCCTTGAAGTCGGAGTGTGCAGTAGGAATTAATTGTTATGGGCCGGAATGGGAAGAGTTCTATCAACATGCAACAAAGCATGGAATTCACAGATTGTTGGCAGGTGATTACAAAGATTACGACACTAGCATATCTGCGCAAAAATTGTTTGCGTCAATGAGATTATTGATAGATTGTGCCAAGAAACTAGTCGGATATTTACCAATACACATAACTCGCATGAAGGCAATGTCGGGAGATATTGTTTATGCGTTTATGGCAGTTGATGGATCTCTGGTTTCGTTTCAAGAGGGTTCTCACATCTCTGGAAATTCTTTGACTGTGATTTTGAATTCGATAGTTGGTTGTTTGAATTTACGGTGTTATTTTTATACCGTTTATCCGTACACCGATTTTGAGACAAGACGCAAGTTTCAGGATTACGTGGCGATGATGACGTATGGCGACGACAATTTAGGAAGTGTATCGGAAGACGAACCGAATATCACCATTAAAGGATTTGCTGAGTACTTAGATCAATATGGATGGATATACACCATGCCATCTAAAGATGCTGAGTTAACAGATTTCCTACCACCTGAAGAGTTCGAGTTTCTGAAGAGAAAGTCAGTTTACATACCAGAAATTGGAGCTCATGTTGGTGCATTGGTGGAGAAGTCGATCTTCAAGTCTTTACATTGCTTGTTGTGGCCTAAGGGAAGGAAAGGTGGCGAGTTGGAAGCTTGCGCCGAAAACATCGATACTGCTTTGAGGGAGTATGCTAATCATGGTCGCGAAGACTACGAGACGCGAAGAACTCAGTTTAAGCAGGTCGCAGAGGACTGCGGAATTACCAACGCAGTAGAAACTCTGGATTGGACTTTCGACGACAGGGTGAGAGAATGGCGTGAAAAATATGCCAATCAACCCAAAGTGTTCGAAGTCCCGGAGTAGGTAGCTCCAACAGGGCCATGGCTAACCCTTATAAAATAGTCAGTCCTGGTGGCTCAGGATGCGGATGCAAGCAAAAGCTAGGCGATATGGCAGGTTACC